TATCAATTGTATGCTTGGTGTGAAGAAACATCTGAGAGGTGGAGAGAGAACGACAAAGAAAGAAGAGTTTATGATTGTCTTTGATACTATCAAGAAACAGTATCGTAATATCAATCTCAAGACTCTTGATTGGATTCGTTTCAATGGACAACTGTATACTGTTGAGTTACAGTACAGAGAAAATCAGATGAAGCTTACGCCAGCAGAAGATGTGGCTGATGAGTGAAGGAAAGAAGAAGATAGCGACAGGCTGGGCATTGAGTATCAACTGGCAATATGAAGATGGCACTTGGCATAATGAGTTGTTATCTGAGTTGCCTAACTCAGTCGCCCAAGCCATTGATGATTTCATAACAGAACTAGAGGAGGACTACAATGAGCAAACCTTACAGTGAACTTGACTGGACAAAGCACGACACAGATGATACAATATTTGTTTGTTGGAATACAGAAGATGTTAGGCAATTAAGACCAGACCTAACAGACGCAGACTGTAGAAAAGTTTTACATGCAGTCAAAGACAAGCACGATGCTACTCTGGGTATATCATGGGATGTAATAGAAAGTATATCTTATGACATGTACCCGATACAAGTTTGATACGAACAAATGGTAAAACCCAAAGCTAGCTAGAGAGGTAGTGTTCGTGTCAGGGAGCAGGTTGGTCGTTCCTGCTCCCATTTTACTTGACAATAAATAAAAATTATGTTATAGGATTCTGATGAATTACACAGACCAGATAGAAGTTATTAAAGATTTAAGTTTAGATGAGGGGCAGTCTATGAGAATGGACTGCCCTTTTTGTATGCGTAACAACACATTCTCAATCAGCAAAGAAGATTCAAAAGTACTATGGTATTGTTTCTCTGCATCTTGTGATGCCAAGGGGGCATACTACACAGAGAAAACTATGCACGACATAGAGCATTTTATATACCACAAAAATGCAGACGCAGGCACAGACTTTGTGGTACCATCAAACTTTATATCAGTACATTCAGATGATAGATGCACTAGATATTTAGAAAAGAACAATTGTTTATCTGCATTTACAAGAGGCAAAGCTGATGTTAGATATGATCCTGCAAGAGATAGAATTGTATTCATGATACACGATGACAAAGATAAAATTATTGGTGGGGTTGGTAGAGGATTAAGTTATAACACATTACCAAAGTGGTATGTGTATGGCAGTAAAAACTATCCCTTCATATGTGGTGATGGTGACACAGCAGTAGTTGTTGAAGACTGTGCATCAGCTTGTGCAGTATCAAATGACTTTGCAGGTGTCGCCTTGATGGGTACAAGTTTACCAACAGAGTACATTGACATACTACAAAAGAAGTTCAGTAATATTATCGTAGCATTAGATAGAGATGCAACATCAAAGGCATTTGACATAGCAAGAGAATTAGGGTATACATCTAAATCAAGAGTGGTCATGTTAGAAGATGACTTAAAATATTTTAAACCAGATAAGATACGAGAGATACTATGCAAGAACGACAGTTAATAAAACTACTACTTAAAAAACCTTTCTATGAAAAGAACAAGGGCAAAGTTTCTAAGACTACATTTAGTAATGGGCTTGGTAATTTTTATACTACAATAGAAAAAGCACACAAAGATTATGAAGATGATCTTACAATAGATGATCTTATAGATTTACACACAGAGAAATATAATCCTGCATTGACACGAGCTGCTAAATTAAACTTTGAAAGTCTTGTACAAGAAATAAAAAAAGAAACAGAACCAAACGAAGCAGTTGCATCTGATATCATTGAGGCAGTACATAAAAGAAATCTCGCACACAAAGTTGCAGTGATAGCTACAGATATATTTAATGGTCAAGACAAATCATTTAATGAAATCAAGCAGTTATTAGATAACACAGATGAGGATAAAGATGAGCATGAGGCAGTCACAGAGGATATACCTGAGCTGATAGACTCACTTGATATACAAACCAAGTTTGAATTTAACTTACCAAGTTTGCACGAGCAGGTTCCAGGAATTGGTCCAGGTAATTTAGTCATACTATTTGCTAGACCAGAGTCAGGTAAGACTGCATTCTGGGTTAACCTTGTTGGTGGGTTGCAAGGTTTTGCATCACAGGGTGCAAAAGTTTGTGCACTAATAAATGAAGAGCCTGCAGTAAGAACACAGATGAGAGTTATAAATGCACACACAGGCATGACTCGTGATGAGATAATAGACAACATGGATTTAGCAAAAGAAAAATGGAAGGAGATAAAAGATAATGTTAAACTTTTGGATACTGTTGATTGGACTATTGATGATGTCGATGCTTTTTGCAAGCATCACAAGCCCGATATTCTTATCATTGATCAGTTAGATAAAGTCAATATGTCTGGTAACTTTACGAGAACAGATGAAAAACTAAGAGCAGTTTATACTGGAGCGAGAGAGATTGCAAAACGACATGAGTGTTGTGTGGTAGCAATATCACAAGCATCTGCAGATGCACATGGTAAAACTAGAATATCTTTTGATATGATGGAGAACTCAAAGACAGGTAAAGCTGCAGAGGCAGACTTGATTATAGGTATTGGTAAGCATGGCACGCTAGACTCACTTGACACTACTCGAGTTATGTGTATAAGTAAGAATAAGATATCAGGATATCACGGAGAGATAACTTGTAATATAGAACCACAACTGTCAAGGTATAGAGTATGATTACAGTATTAGATGTAGAGACCAGCTTTCAAATTATAGATGGCAAGGCAGATCCGTTACCATTCAATCCAAACAATTGCTTAGTTAGTATTGGAGTCAATGATGAGTATTATTTTTTTAATCACAATCATGAGAACTTTGATATACAAGCTAATCATAAAGCAGTTCAAGACATACTAGATGAAACCACACTACTTGTTGGTCACAATATTAAGTTTGATTTAGTGTGGCTACTGGAGTCAGGATTTAAATACACTGGCAGATTGTATGATACTATGATAGGCGAGTACATACTGCTTCGAGGATTGAGAAAGCCACTATCATTAAAAGATATATGTAAACGCAGAAGTATATCTCAGAAGTCAGATGCAGTAGATGACTACATGAAACGGAAGATATCCTTTGAAGACATACCTGTTAAAATTATTGAAGAGTATGGTAGGCAGGATGTAGTATCTACACGAGCTTTGTTTGACGCACAGATAGTAGATTTTAAGAAAGAAGGTAACAGACCCTTACTTAAATCTGCTAAAATGATGAATGAATTTCTACCAGTGCTTGCAGATATGGAAATAAATGGCATAAACATTGACCTAGATGCATTGAATGCTGTGGAGGTAGAGTTCAAAGAAGAGTTTGGTAGGCTAGCACAAGAGATAAAAAAAATTATTTACGAGAAGATGGGAGATACTCCCATCAATCCTGCTAGCACAGAGCAATTGTCTTGGTTAATCTATTCTAGAAAAGTTATAGATAAAAAAAAGTGGGCAGACACTTTTAACATAGGCATAGATAAGTTTACAAAGAAAAAGAAACGTAGACCTACACTATCAAAGTCTAAGTTTAGAGATTTAGTTACAGCTAACACAGAGGTAATAAAGAAAACGTCAGCTACAAAATGTCTTCATTGTGATGGCAAAGGTCTAATCAGAAAGTACAAAGTTAATGGTGAGCCATATAAAAATTTATCTAAGTGCCACGAGTGTGGTGGGCAAGGTGTTGTTTATCTAGAGCTAAATAGAACTGCAGGTTTCAATCAGATGCCTGTTGGTGTATCAGAAGTAGCAGAGGGAGGATTCAAGACAGACAGAGACACGCTAAGAAAATTGTCCATGCGTGCTAAAGGTGATATGAAAGAGTTTGTTGATATAATTATTAGATACAATGCTGTAGACACATACTTAAATACATTTGTAAATGGTATAAGAGATCATGTGAATGAAGATAGTATACTGCATCCTAAGTTTATGCAGTGTGTTACAGCTACAGCAAGGCTATCAAGTCGTGATCCTAACTTCCAGAACCAACCGAGAGGCACTACATTTCCTATTCGTAAAGTTATTACTTCTAGATTTGAGGGTGGTAAGATTATGGAGATAGACTTCTCACAACTAGAGTTTAGAACTGCTGTATTTTTAGCACAGGATAAACAAGGTATGAAAGATATAGATGATGGTGTGGATGTGCATCAGTTTACTG